GAGTCGTAATATTCTGACATACTACCAAGATCGTAAGAACTAGGATTTTCAAACACTTCCGGTTGAAAAAAGTTAACAACAGGTATTTCAACTCTTATAACATCTGTGAATACCGGAGAAACTTTTTTAGATTCTGCATTATACTTAACTATAAGATCTTTGTATATCTTAATGTCGTTAAGAGGTAAAGCTATACCGCTAATTCTAGGTGAAGCTATGAAAAAGTAAGCGTCATTATTTTTCTCGTCAGTAGTAGAACCTACAAAGTAGCTTTTTTCTCCATCGTGATTTACGGTTGGATTCACATTGTAATCTATAGATGATAACCTTTCTATAGTCCCATGCAAATTTTGAATAGTACCTATATCATTACCATCTGAAGTCGCAACTTCTATATTTAAAGCATCTCTGTATTCACCTTTAGGAATCAATCTCTCATCGAGATCTTTATTCATCTTACCGGCTTGAAATGTGTGTTTAATTTCTGGCATAAACTATTACTTAATAGGTTTGCTAATCCCTCTTAATATTTGAGTAAACTCCTCTATCTTAATATTGGAAAGTCTTATTTTAGCTTTTCTTGTTTCTGCAAATCTTTCTTTCTTAAATCTCTGTACTATATGCTCTGGTATATTTGATCTACCAGATACTAACCCGTACATTATGTGCTTGTACACAGCTTCTTCACAGAACTTATGCACCACCATCTCTTCATCAGTACCCAAACCATCACTAACATACTTAAGAGTTATAGTTTCCCCAGCTAAATCAGAGCTAAAGTGTATATAACCTCTATCATTGTCTATGTAGAATGTACCATTATTCTGAGTGTGCTGTGGATCCAACCCATACCTTCTACCTCTATTGTCAAACCTAATAGCATCTAACGCGTCGTAATCTTGATTACTATTAGAGTTCGGCACTGAGTTGAAGTTATTTAAAGTGTCCGCTCCTCCAGGCTGTTCAATTAAATCATTATAATAGTAAGTAGTGGTCACGTCACCTTCGGTTACTGTGTACGGAGTGAAATAATAAGAACCATCGGAATTTTGGGTTATAGCAAATGGATTGGAAGTCTTACCTGTTGGATATATAGGTTTCTCTATACCATTAGAATCCACTCTAACTATTTTAGTATAGTTAACATAGTCTTGAGGTAGTATCATTTTCAACGTAGCTGGCACTTCAATCTCATGAGATTTAAACGATCTTAAAACATCATAAGACAACTCTTGAATAGCTCTCATCCCATGGAACTGAACATCGGTTATGCTAACGGTATTTATTATTTTATTTTCACCTACATATACAGCCATGAAAGCGTTTATTATATCGCTTAATGTTGTAAATTGATAATTACCAAGATGATCTCCATCGTTGCTATAATATCCGTGTTGGCTTGTTCCAATTAACCCCATAATTATTTATTTTTAATAGCTTCTTTCATTTGCTCATTTCTAAGTATTAACTCAGCTACATCAGGTTTTTTCATAGAAATACCAGCTAGTTCTAATATCTTATTAGTCAAAGAACTTTCTTCAGACTCGTGTAGTTCAAAGTTTACAGATGCATTAGCGTTATATAGTGGTTTACTGTTAACTATCACATATCCCCATTTAGGTTGATTAGGTTTGACTATATAATTAATAGCAATAGTACCTAACGTAGTTACAGTACTCATTATAGGATTACCATCTTCATCTTCTTGACCTGAATCTACTTCAGTTGTAGTTGTCGTAGAAAAGTGAGGCCAAGTTGAACTTGCGTTCCAGTCATTAGGTGGGTAGATGCGTATTGTTTCCCTTTCTCCCATAGTCACCTGTTGATCCGTACTTGTGTGCGTTGCTCTAATATATACAGGTCTTTCTTTGTTTGGTCTAGTTAAAGGTGATCGCATCATATGATGTATATCTTCTGTTCCAACCTCAGTAACTAATATATCGCTCCTTCCATAACCTGCTAACGCACTGTTAGTGACAGGCGTATAGAAAACACTACCTAGAGAATATACATTACTAGGTACGTTAAATTCCCAACTTTGACCAGAGTTACCAGCTATTAAAGATCTACTCTTATATACTTTAAATATATTCATCTTATCCTGTATAGTCCTAATCTTTTTACCAAACTCAACATCTATAGCAGCCTCTCTTTTAGCTGCTCTAATCTCACCAAAATAAGATTCAAATATATCCATTTGTGCTTTGTGAGCTAATAAATTAAATTCTTGAGGTGTTATATAACCTCTCTGTTCTTTATTAGCAAGAGCTAAAACAGTTTGATAAACTCTATCTACGTTTACAGCCATATTAATCTTCTTTGTAAGGGAACTGCTTATTTAACCAATTCTTCCTTTTGTTACATCCACAATCTTTTTTACCGGCGAAACTAGCTGTTAATTTAGCTAGAGTTTTTATTCCAGTAAACTTAGTGAATTTTTCTATTGAGTCTCCTAATCCTTTTGATTTCATAATATTCTTTTTTACTATAATATAGTTACATAGTAAAGTGTAGAGTTAGTATAGGGTAAAAAAAATAGCCACCCGAAAGGATGGCTATTAATATTAAATAAGTTGAACTTATTATGATGCATCAACTATCGCAATTGAAGCACAAGCTGTAATGTCAGCATGTATAAACTTAGAGTTTTCACTATCAGCTACAACAATCATAGGAGCGTTAATAGCGTTAGCACTAGCTATAGCACCAGTAATAGCTTCTATAACCTCTTTGTGTTTACCAGTAGTAATAGTAAGAACAGCGTGAGCAGCGTCTATACCTCCGTCAGCGTCATTTTCTTGACTAGACTCAAAGTAAACTCTCAGTTGTGTTGCTGTCGCCATCTCAAGATGAGACAGTTGATCAGCTGGAAAGCAAACTACTTCTTCAGTAGATGCTGTGCCATCAGCGGCAGCACTTGCAAAATACAAAAATTTTTTCATTTTGTTCAATGTTTAATGATTAATAAATAATTGTTTATGAATTAAGGTTTAAAGTTTAAGGGTTAGGGTTTGTGCTTATTTAGTATTAAAAGAAACGGTTATGATAACCGCTTCTCTATATTAGTGTATATCTCCATACCCTCATCAGTTTTAAACCAATGAGATAATGCAGTATATGGGTGTTCATCGAATGGAACAGTCATTAACTTTCTATCGGTAGATCCCCATGTGAAATGGCGTTGATCTGAAGATAGTTTTATAATTCCCTTTTCCACAGCTTTGATACCAAAGTTCCTAAGTTGAACATTATCATCAGTAGCTAATTCTAAGAACAGTTTAGGATTACTTCTAGCAAACAGTAATAAATCTCTTCTAAGCTCCTTAGAACTCATGTTAGATACGCTAGAACCAACCTCAGCTCTCATTATAGCCTCAGCCATATCTATGTCTAAGTTCTTAGCTAAACTTAAAGCCTCAATCTCAAACTCTAACCAATCGAGTTGGTTTTCAGCTATTACTTGAGGTTTGAACTCATAATATATTTGATCTCTATGTGGGTGATATAATGAAAGTAATTTCTGTAGTACTGTTTTTTCTCTAGGTACAAACAAAGCTCCGCTTCTAAATATAATATGCGATAACCTTTGATCACCTTTCATTTCATCAACAAAGCAAGTTCGTTGATTTTGACAATACTTTAGCTCTCTTTCAAATCCCTTTCCTTCATCAAACCAATATATACCAGCTGACTTAATCATTCTTGATAAAGGTTTTCTATTGTTTTTCAAATAATAAACCCTATCTTTAATCTCCCATTCAGGTTCTTTACGTTCAAGAGGTTCTTTAGGAATCTCTACTTTAGGTGTTTCAGTAACTGGTTGTTCCATAACTTCAACCACCTCTTGTTCTACTACAGTTTCTTCCACCGTAGCTTTTGCTTTCTTTTTAGCCATAATATAATATAATAAAAATTAAAAAATAAGGTGGGGCCGAAGCCCCAACCTATATTAGTTCATTAACATAAAGTTGTTAGCACCTTGAGTAACTAAACATCTTTCTGATAACATATGGATTTGCATAGCATCCAATGCCGATGTAGCAGCTCCAACAGAACCAGTAGTCCAAGTCTTGAACTTTCTGTTATCCGTTTTAGAAGCTCTATAACGCGTGTGTAAGAAAGGACGCTTCAAGTTTTTACCAAGATTTTGGTCATAAACTGAAGATGTACCAGCAGGTATCATAATACCTCTAATTGCATTTGCAGCATTAGCAGCATTAATACCACCACGTGTAGCTAGATCGTTTAAGTATCTAAAGTCAGATTTGTAGAAGTCGTAAGAACCTCTTCTGAAACCAGAGAAACCTAAATTTAAAGCCATATCCTCATCGTTATCGAATACTCCGTAAGAAGTACCACCAGCACCATAAGAATTCATTGAAGCAAGCATGTCATCAATAGCAAGAGACGAAGCTCTATTTACAAACATCATATACTCTTCAATAGCACCTTGCTTATCAAACTCTGCTAAAATAGCATCGAATTCAGCTAAGTCAGTAGCAGCGTTAACACCAGAAACACCAGAAGTCATATTACCTCTAGATTCTACAGCTGCGAATAAACCTTCAGTACCTGTAGATTTTGCAGCGTTGTTATTACCATCACCACCCATAACATATGCTTCTTCAGTAATATCATTACCAGCACCACCTTTTTCACCTTCTAACATAGCCATTTCTAAGTAGTCAGTAAAACGTGCGCGAGTATCAGCCTCAGCTTTGATATACCATAAGTAACCTGAATCACCTTCTTCAGATGTAACTTCAACCCAACCTACTCTAGAAACATCAGAACCTGATACTTCGTAGTAATCTTTTAAGATAATAGGTTTGTTAGAGAAAGTCTTGAAAGAAGGTTCGTTAGCACCTCTAGACTCTGCAGTAGCAGCTCCAGCGGCGTTATAATAACTAACCCCTTTAGCATACTCAGAACCGTAAACTAAGATAGTACTTGCATCACCTGAAGTAGTACCAGTAGGAGCAGCAGCGCCGTATATAGCTACATCAATTCTATCGTTAGTAGTGTGAACTTTAACAACGATACCTTTTACAACACCGTTAGTAGAGTCAGCAATAATAACAGTATCATTAACTCTAATACCGTGTTGAGCGCTACTTGCGTGTAACATATCAGTGTTACCATCAATATCTTTAGTGATGTCAAATTGCATAGATGAATCTAAACCACTAGCCGTAGAATGAACATGCCCTTTGTAAGAAAGGTGTAATCTACCTTGTTCAGACCATACAACTTGATCAGCTTGCATAGCCTCTTCAGCACCTACTTTTGATAAGAAACCTGAAATAGTTCTCGGTCCGAAAACTTCAGCCTCTTTCTCCATTAGGTCTGGAATGTATTGTTGCGCCCAGTCAGTAGTACCTGACGCTAAATCTAAGTAGTTTGTAGATAGTGTCTGCTGTATAGAACTTGGGACACTATTTAAACTACCACCGTAACTAATTGCCATAATGTAATTATTTTAAAGTTATTTATTCTTTTTGATTTTAAATTTGAAATCAGAAGAATCATCACCTAACACTCTAACTGTTGTACCACCAATAGTCTTGCTACTGTGTGCACCTCTTGGGTTGACGTTAATATTTTTATCTTTAGCTACAGATGTTTTGATTGCGTCCGCTTTTCCTTGCTCATAAAAATGTTGAGCTATAGCATCAGCATTCATCGCTGTAAATAAAGACTTGTGGTAACCTGCAGCATCGCTCATCTGATTGTTATCATCCAAAAACTTTTGGATAAAATTGTTGAGGTCGCTTTGTGTATTCTTTACGTCTCCCACGTTTTTCACATTGTAACGATAAGTTTTATCTCCAACATTGTAGTCAAAACCTTTGAACTTGTCATTGAATAGATTATCAGTTTTCTTTAGAAAAACATCCTTGTTAACCTGTGTTAGTCTTTGGTTTTCCTCAGACTCCGCACTGTATTTATTGTAGAACTCTATAGCTTCTTGTTGCTCACCCGTAAGTTTACTACCTGCTTTAATGTCCTCATAATATTTAGACTTTTGCCCGTCTAAGTAGGATCTCGCTTCGGCAACTTGCTCTTTCAGCGCGATTTTCTTTGATTTTATAGTACGTTCTTCATCTACATCTTCATCGAACCCAAACTTGTCTTCTAATAAGAAGTTTCTTTCTTCGGGTGATAAGTGAGATTTAGTTGAACGATAGTATTCATCTAAAACCTCAGAGTCATCTAATTTGTTTAGATCTCTATTTAAGGTTACGTAATCATTTATATCCCCACCAGTTTCATCCATGAAGTCAACCAACTTCTGAATATTTTCTGGTAGAGGTTTACCAGTTTCAACAGCTTCAACTATCGCCTCAGCTACTTGCTCTTCCACTTGTTGAACTTGTTCTTCAACAACCTCTTCTAATACTGGTGCTTCTGTTTGTACTTCTCCTTGCGGTTGTACTTCTTCTTGTTCTTGTGGGGTGTTGGGGACTTCATCGCGTCCCACCATTCCTGCTGTGTCAGCTTCTGTTTCTGTAGTTTCATTTGGTATCTGTATTTTGTCTAGGTCTATTTTAACAACGCTATCATCTCCAGCGCTCATAAATTTTGATTCGTCGATAGTATTCTCGACTGGTTGCTCTGTAACCTCTTCTGTTACATTTTCAATTTCTTCTGCCATAATAAAATATTATATAATTAATTATCTTGGATTAAACCTCTCTAAACCAAGGCCTCCTCCTACTACATCATTACCTGATGATTCAAATCTTTTAAGTGATTCACCCTTATTTTTTTCTTCAGCTTTTATTTTTTCACGCTGATCTAACCTGTCATCTTTCCGCTCATCTCTTTTGTTTAGAGTTTCATTTTCCATAGTATTAAGTTTCATATTGATAAACATCTCATGGTTCATTAACTCCTTCTTAACATCGGCTTCTTCTCTTAGATATTGAAGTTTCATTTGGTTTTTAGTCTGCTCTAACTGCATATCAATTTGAGCTTTCTGTTGAGCTTTCTGCATTTCAGCCTGCGCCGCTGCTTGTTGAGCTTGTTGGTTAGCTTGAGATTGAGCTTGAATATTTTCTTGTTGCATTTTCTGATCTCGCTCTAATTTCTTTTTACGCTTCAACTTTAAAAGTTGATTAGCTAACTTAACGTTTCTAACGTCCCTAAGGTCTATAGCATCGTCAAGATCTATCAACTGCTGAGCTAAAGCTTGCTGTATATTATTTTCAAGCGTTTGCTTTTCTTCATCATCTGGCATTAGCTCTATAAATATACCAAAATCATATAGATGTAATTGAGACATCTCTTCAAGAGTTGCTACATTGTGAGCACCTATAGCTTGTATGAAAGCCTCTTTCGTCGGTGAGTATTCTATGATGTCTGATATTCTAAGTGATAAAGCTTCAGCGTTTTCAGTTGCCAACAATAACATAGATTGTAGTATATGTCTTGTAGCTGTATTAGAATTAGCTGCTGCTAATTTTTGTATACCAACTAAAGCATTCTTATCTGGCGTTGAAGCGTCTCTAGATTCATTTAGTCCGGTGACGTCACGAATCATTTGTAAATAATAATTGTAAGTCTGTATTAAACTCTGTAGTTTATTACCACCCGCCCCGTTCTGTATTTGCTGTATAGGTATTTTACCAGGGTTTTGATCTCCTTCGGAAGTAAATGATCTACCAATAACAGAACCAGTTTGGAAGAACATATTTAAAGCTTCTTGTGGAGAGTAGTTAGTCCCATTACCAAGATCAACTTCCGCTAAACCGTCAGCATCCATATAAACACCATCAGGTACCATACGTGATAATACTTGTTGTAACTTTAAATGGGTTAATTGAATCATATCAGCAAACCCAGTTATTCTACTAACTATAGACTCTATATTACCTTTGTACATTCTAGGCGCTACGATACTATAATTAGTTCTAACTTTTGAGAAATTCGATTTAGTTCTCAACATATTTTGAGCCATCTCCCATTTAAGTAGTTTATCAGTACCAAGGATCAATACTCCCTCGTATAAACATTCAACTACTTTCTCCAACTTAGAGAAGTTCCCCTCCATATCAGCTGGTGGATTAAAGGTATCGTCTTTCTCTATAACTCTCTCAGCACCACTACCAGTTTCCTTTACTTTGTAAGTATTATTCTTATGTGTTTTGAAGTTGAAATATAATACATCAACTTTATTGTTATCTTTACTATTATAATTTCTATTATGACCTTGATAACTTCTCATAGAACTTCTAGGTCCACTAACAATATCCTTAATGTCAGACTCAGTGAGGTTAGGAAATTGTTTTACTAATTCGTTTAAAGGTATCTCTTTAACCTCGCCAACGTAATATATATCATCAAAGTAAGGTGATTCAGTATAAGAGTAAACAAGATTAGCTGGATCAACATATTCTACTTTAGCTCCTTCACTCCAATCAAATGTAGTTTTAGTAGCACCTATACCTATAGTAGTTAGATCGTATAAAGTTCTCCTCTTTATTAAGTCAAACCTACTACCATCCATTAAAACATTTATAGCTTGCTCTTCAGCTAACTCAACAGCTTGCTTGTAATCCAATTGCATGTGAAGCCCTAACTCTTCCTCTGTATCAGGTAGTTTTTCTGGATCATTCTCGTATAAATCCATGTTTAAACCTTGCTTAGCAGCGTCATTGAATTCTTTAGCTCTAATGTCTCTAAGCATAGATTCCATATACTCAGTCCTCTTACTTACACCGTAAGAGTCTTGAGAGTAAGCTTTAACTTCGTAAGCTCTTTGAGCCATACCATTCACAACAATATCAACAAACTTAGGTACAATCGGTACAGGTTTCCAATCCAAGTTTAAGTAGCTTAAGTCACCATTTATAGATAACTCATCTTTATATTTCTGTATAGGTTGCTCTCCTCTGGCATACAACCTTAATTTATGAAAATTGCTTTGCTGCTTATAGTATCTATGGTTGTTTCCAGAAAACCATTCATGCTCTATAGCTCTAGCTACTTTTAACCCATACTCTGAAGTCATCTTCTCTAGGTCGCTAACTGCTTGAGAAGGAAAATTACTTATCGCAGACTCTGCCATAATTTACTTTTTTATTATTGTTGAATTAAACCCTGTATTTTTATATTTGGATATTGTAAGGTTAACTGGTTCTCTTTTATATTCTGGGTTTGGTCTATATAAATGTCTATTACAAGCCATGATAGCTAAACCTGTACTAATAGAAGCATCGTGCTTTGTTCTTTTGGTTATATCAAATCTACTCCAATCATTTAACGTCTCGTTAAAATACATAGTACCATAAGTACCATCTTCAAGTAGACCTACGTGATCGTTTATATACATTTCAATAGCCGCGGCGTGAGCTTGTTTTATATCCTCACTAGAGTTTGGTATACCACCAACCTCCTTTTCAGCTACAGATAGTTTGTTCCATATTTTATCAGGTCGATTCATACTAAAACCTCTATAACCTCTTCTACGTAGATAATATAACAACCTTGGTTTATTGTTCTCTGCTAGTATAGGCATACCGTAAAATACTATAGCCATTAAAACATCTTCAAAAAATATCTCAGCTGTCTGTGGTCTAGCTAAATATTCTAAAAAGAAAGTATTAGCTGGAGCATCTTCCATTGAAAACTTAGTCAATCCGTGTAAAGCTCCTTTAGAACCTTTACCATCTACAGTACCACTAATATCATAACTATCACAACCAAACGAACCCATATGCTCGTTTCCAGGATACCTAATTCCATTCTTTATTATTACATTATTTTGTAACTTTCTATTAGGTACCCAACTAACCTTAAATCTACCTCTAGGATCTGGATTGAAAACTACCTGCGTGTCTTTCACCCCGTTAACCCATTGGAAGTTACCAGTAGTTAATACTGAGGAATTTCTATTACCTTCGTTGTAATCGATCTGCTCATATATCTTAACGAGATTAAATAAAGAGTTTTTTGTCTCATCTCTAAATGCGTGTTCTTCTGATCTAGGGAATTGTCTGTAAAATTCATTTAAAGCATCTTGATCTCCTTTTAAACCATCAACCTCATTTTCCCAATAATCTACTACTCCAATGTCTATTAATTCACCATGAGGTCCTCGCCTTGCATTGTCTGGTGTATCAAAAACTGGAATTCCGTACTCGTCAATAAATCCTTCATAATTCCACTCCATTGGTATAAACAAAGAATATAAACCAGACTTTGTCTGTCCATTTCTATTTCGCTTCGTAACATCCGAGTCATAAAACAATTTTTTAAAATTATCACCACCTTTATCTAAAGCGTTAGATGTTGAGCCCATCATACACTTACCTACTATTCTACCACCTAACCTTAAACAAGTTTTAGTTACTCGCCAGTTATTTAATATATTATCAGGTCTCTCCCACTTACCACTCTCATCATGAACTAATAGAGAAAGTTTCTCCCCATCATAACTGTTATCACCAGTGTTTTTCCAGTCAATAGTAGTATCAAGACCTTCCATGTCATCTTGTTCTTCATGCACACCCATCTTTCTACGAGTAAACTTCTTAGCTGGGACACGATAAGCTAATTCAGATTTTGGACGATCCATACCATCTTGAATAGGCTTAAAGAAAAACGGATAGTTAATACTTATAGGTACTATCTTATCCGTAAACATTTTCTTAGCATCAGCCCCACTCTTAGATAACACTCCAAATCTACTATCACCTGCAAGAGTGGCTAAGTTAACGGTTTCAGCTGAGCTCATAAAAGAAAATCCAGAACGTCTATTTTTTAAATAACACATCCCATAACATCTTTGATCAGCTTTACACGCCTCCCAAAATATAAAGAATAATCTATTTGCCTCCCTAAAATCAGGTGCACCCACATCAATCTTACTCCATTGTAAATACATATAGTAACTACCAGGTATATAAGTTGGAGTTCCATTACTCATGAACCAAAACCCATTCTCTCTCCTATCGAATTCCTGATCTATATAACTATAATGTGTTTCCTTAAATTCTTTAGAATAATCTACCCAGTCGAATCTAGTTTTAATCTTTTTGAAAGCTTCAGGAAAATTAAATCTTCTCCATTTTTGCTCACTCTTCTTTTTAGAACAACTAAATATATCCTTAGGTACTTTAGGTAAAGCTATCTTTAAACCCTGTATATCTAATATCTCACCTATCTGTCCAGATTTAGATATAACTACTATATCACTTTCTTTGTCATAACCATACTTCCACTTCTTACCCTTATTAAGTCTATTAATAGTGGTTAGCTTTACAGGTTCTATTACTTTATATAGTGATTGCTCGTACATTACTTACTCCTTCCTTCTGCAAACCCTTGAAATTTAGGTTTATTATCTTTGGGTTTATCTAAATCGTTTAATACCCTTTCCTCTTCCTCTATTCTAGTTAGAATTTCGAATGCATCAAATATAGCTAGCTTCTTAGTAGCTGCAGCATTCTTTAATCTATCCGCTGATATATCATCGTCAGAGTCTACAATAGGTTCTTTAGCTACTTTAATTAACTCTTCTACTGCTCTCCGCCCAGCTTGGATTATACTCTTCTTCGTTTCCTTGGTATTCATATTCAATTGTAATAAAATTATTCATAACTCTATATAATCTTTCTCCATCTATTATAAACTCAAATTCACTACTAGGTCTAAAACCTACCAACTGAGTTGGAAGAAAACTCCCGTCAGAATATTTAACTATTCCAACGAGAGGTCTTTCAGGTGTAAGACTATATTTATCTTGAGATTTTATGGGCTTAACGAATGTATACCCTGGCATAGCGTTCCAGTCACCACCAGTTTTGCACATGAATATTTGATCTTGAGATACTAAGTATTCGTCTTCATTTAAGAAACTTCTACTATTCTTCTCACGACCTTTAACATCATGCCATCTTCTAAAAACATTATGATGTACTATAACCTCGCTACCTTCAGCTAAACCCATAGGATTATATATAGGTGTTGAGTGTATAATACCAACTCTATTAATGTATTGATGATTAAATATTTCAGTATTAAGTATAAGATCTATATCTCCAACTTTGACGGAGTTATTGTATCTCTCGCCGCTAGGTTTAATTATAAAATCAGATACAGGTCTCATTAGTAGTTGAGATCATATTCGACTGATATAGCCATGTTCTTATTGAAATCCTTCCAAGGGATAACAATGTCTTTCTTCCTGATATAAATAGAGTACTTTTCTTCTTCTTCTAATATATCACATATCGTGTGACCACCGTAAACATCTTGACCAACAGAGTAATGCATTGCATCATTCTTATAATCTTTACCTACAGTAATCTTTCTAATTACGTGGCTGTCCATTCTCAGCTGGGTAATTTAAAGTTCCATCCTCCAAGTCAACATCAAAAGTACCATACTCTTGACTTAACTCATTTTGTGATTTTATTATTTGACCTTGAACTTGAGAATGTTGATGAAGTAACTCATGTTTCTGAGCTTCTAGTTGTCCTATTCTAAATTGTATAGCATTATTTCTATTAACTATATCCTGCAGATTCTTCAACTGTTCTTCAGTTATTTTCTCAGCTTTAGGTTTCAAATCGATGATCTTTTCTTTTGTCTCTTCCATAATAAAATTTAATTTACTTTTTTGTTTTTTCTAGTGAACGTCCTCCGAAGTAGGCTCCTATCACTGTGATTAATACTAATTGTAACAGATCAGTCCACTTCTGTTCTACTTCAAAAGCTATAACACCAGCATCAATGAATATCATTAATACTGTTGATACAACTAGAAATATAAGAACTAGCGGTCTAACATTCTTCGATAACCAAGAGTCAGACTTCATATCGGCCTCCCATCTATTGGTTACTTGTTTTTGTAATTCTAACTCGTGGTTAGATATTAATTCCTTTATTTTCTGTTCAGCAGCTAGTTTCTCTTCTTTAGTAGTGGTTAAGCTATCTATAACTCCACCAACATCTTTAATTAGCTTACCAGCTCCACCTGAAAGTACTTTTTGTAATATACCCATTATTCATTATCTCTTGCTCTCTTCTCCCAAGGAAAGTTCATACTACCCTCTTCGTGCCACTTACCGTTGTACTTGATCTTACCATCTTTTCTGTGATAAGTTTTACCGTTATATCTAACATAATCATCTCCATAAGAAAGCTTGCCAGATTCCATATCTTTCATGTGCTGCATCTCATGGTTTACAATCCTCTTTTCTAGCGCACTTCCGGGTTTAATTGATTTATCTATATCTATAGATCCATCATTATTAGCTTTACCCATAACACCACCTTCTAATTTCTTTCTAAATATAGGAGTGTTTTTAGAGTTTCTAATCTGTCTGCTTTCTCTACCTAACTTAAAACCCATTATGCTATATTTTGCTTTTTAGTTTTATCTTTGGTTGCTATACCTTTCTCCTTAGCTTCTTTCTTATCATGCGCAAGTTGAATCTCTTTTTTAGTGTATTTATCAGCCTTTTTCTTTTCGTACTTCAATTCTCCTTTTCCAACAGCTTTAGCAATACCTTTTTTAACCCCTTCTTTACCGTAATACTCAGCAGTCCCTTTCATAGCATCTACTCCAACTCCTTTCAATCCTCCTTTCTTATACGATTCAACTCCCTTCTTTATCAACTTACCTGGCTCTTTAACTCCTTCTTTAACCATAGTTCCCATCTTACCCACTACCTTGTCTTTACCTTTGGTGGCTAAATTCTTAGCTGTAGTTAAAGCTCCTTTTGCTTTAGTTTTAGCATCAATACCTTTTTTAACCATCTTAGTAGCATCAGCCATTTTGTCAACTGTCTTAGCTCCTTTAGCTGCGGTTAACCCAGCTTTAGCTAGCTTTCCAGCACCCACAGCTAACCCAGCTCCAGGTATAGCGGCGGCTGCATTTAACGCCATAGAAGCAGCGTGCTTCTTAAAACCAGCCTCATCGCCTGTAGCTTTCGCATATGCAGATCTACCACCCGATAATGCTACATTGGCTAGATCAGCAAAGTTACCTAAACCAGGTACCATACCAGCGGCTGTTAAACCAGTTGAAACGTTGTCAAGTACACCACTCCAAGTCCAGTGTAAAGGAGAGGAATCGTGTTGAGATTTATTACGTCTAGAGTGCGGTGTACCAGCAGCACGAACTGCGTGACCCGCTCGTTTGTTATAAGCCATTATCTGTTTTTGTCTTTAATCATATCATCTATAGCCTTATTCATAACTTTATCAGTATATGATTCATTCTTATAGTAAGGATTTTTTATTGAAACAGGTATATCCTCTTCTCCAAGCAGAATCCTGTATATTCTACTTATCATATGATTACACTTAAATGACGTTTTGTAAACTGCGTACTTCATTGTGGTTCGATTTCTTTCTCTCCAAACATCTATCCATCCATCTCTTCTTAGTCGTTCCCACCTATGTTTATCCCAAGAATAGGAATAAACACCATTAATAAATTCATGCCTTGTAAATCTATTTAAACAGTTTAAATATATTAATAACTCTAGATCAGCATCGTTTAATTTATTAGTCTTGCATATCCATTTACGTACTATTCTATAGTACTTAAATAATTGTATTCTTTTTATATCATCAGACGTTATCCTCATCTACCAGAACTACATCTCTTAATCTAATAACTCTATACATAAGATCTTCGTAAGCTATGTCGTGGCCGGCGTGCTTATCGTACATCACTACCGTATTAACCTTTATGATGTCCGCTAAGTTTCCAACAGACACTACCTTAGCTTTTTTATATCTATTATCTGTATCTGTATCATCAGTTAAAAGTAAACCTCCAGAGGTTTTCTTTTCTTCTTTAATCTTTTCTATAACTATATAATCATTAACTGCTTTCATTTACTCTTACATTTGAGATTACACAATCCGCTGACATTATTGTAAGCGCTACACTAACCGCATTCTTTAAGGCGGTCTTAGTCACTAATACTGGGTCTATAATACCAGCTTCAACCATGTCAACAGGTGTGCCGCTCACCACATCAACGCCTCTTCCGATGTCTTGTGAATTAGTAGTATCTTCATAACCTGCATTGTTTAATATTGTTTCGTATGGTGCACGACACGCTGAAAGCAATACTTCTCCGGCTTGTCCGGAGAGAATTTTTTCTGCAGCATTAAGTAACGCAACTCCACCTCCTGGAACTATACCTTCTTTTAAAGCAGCTTTAGTAGCATATATAGCGTCCTCTACTCTATCTTTCTTTTCTTTCAACTCTACTTTAGAATCAGCCCCAACCTTAATAACACCTACACTACCAGATAATGTAGCTAATCTCTGCTCTAACTTCTTTTTAATAAAACCATTCTTCTCTTCAGCGATCATAGCTTTAACCTCTACTATCCTTTCTAAAATACTGTTTGTTGTAGCATCCATAGTTATAGTAGTATTCTTATCGTCAGTAACAGCGAAATCAACCTCACCTAAATGCTCAGGTGTGATTAGATCAAGGTCATCACCTAATTCTTCATTGATAACAGTAGAACCAGTTAGTATAGCTAAATCTTCTATAGCATCACGCTTAGTAGGACCAAAACCTGGTGGATCAACAATATTGACTTTGATGTTACCTTTAACCTTATTCATTAATAAAGCTGATTTAACTTGCTGAGCTACTGGGGCTACAATAAGTAATGCGCGACCTTGCTTAATAACATGTTCTAAAACTCCTTGAATTTTACGTATGTTAGGTATTTCAGAAGATACTGTTAATACGTATGGATTATCTAGTTCACATATGTGCTTCTCATTGTTAGTCACGAAATGAGGAGATGTAAGACCGCAATCTATCTGAGCACCATCAACTACATCTACGTATGTATCTTCAGTTGGGCTCTCCTCCATTAGAACAACACCATGCTTACCTACTTTCTCGTATGCTTCAGCTATAATAGCTCCTAACTTCTCATCGTTGTTACAAGATATAGCAGCGACAGCTTTGAGCATATCACCTTCCACATCCAGCGACACTGAATCTAAGTACTCAATAACCTCAGCGAGGCATTGATTAACTCCATCTTTAATTTCTCTGATTGAAACGCCTGCAGCGACGGCAAAACGTATAGAATTTATAAGGGCTTCGACTAAAACTGTAGCAGTAGTTGTCCCATCACCCGCTTCTTTTACTGTATTTCGGGCAGCTTCTTTCACCAGGGTAGCTCCCATGTTTTCAACCGGATCAAATAAGACTACGCTTTCCGCAACGGTTACACCATCTTTTGTTATGACCGGCTTGCCGCGTCCATCTTCGTAAATGACACATTTTCCCGATGCGCCTAATGTGGACTTAACGGCTTTTGCTAGCTTATTAACGCCAGCTATTACTCTATTTTCAGCTTCCTCGCCAAAGTTTAAGTCTTTGACCAGTTCACTGGGTAAATTGTACTCCATAATGTATTGAATTGAATTTAATTAAATTGTATAATGCTTAAGAATCGAAGGTTTTAACTACTTTCGGTCCACTAAGGAACTCCAGTTTTTTACCAAAATGCTCGACACTGCCATCGATAGCAGCCTCAGCTCCATCGAGAGTCTCTCTACGCGTGATGTCAACCCACTTTTCTTCGTCGTTTGGGTTATTGACTTCTGTTTGGTAGTAACCATTTGGTAGTTGTGTTATTCTCCAGTTCTTTTTATCCGCTAAATGTTTCCATTCTGCGATTTTCTCTTCCGAGACATTTGGCTTTCCAGTATTTAGGGTACTGGTTTTGTAGTAATAATAGGTCATTTTAATTGTTTTTGGTTTATATTAATTGTTTACTCGTCTTTTAACTGCCCTCTAGCTTTTTCTTCTGCTAAGTATTTTTCATAGTCCGAATCTTGCTTTTCCTTTTTAGCGTAATAATCAGGGTTACGCTCGCGCGCTTCTTTTTCCGGGTTAGGAGCATGCTTTGCATCGTAATCTTTCAGTCTTGCCTTTCTCCTCTCCGCTGCTGCTGCTGACTCTGCTGCTTTCTTCTTCTTGGATTTAAAGATCCCATTTTTATTCAAAGGTGACGAACCTGTGCCCGTTCCGAAATCTATTCCTTTCTGTTTATATGCCATAGTTTCTATGTATGTTTAGTTAGCCCAACCAGTACCTCTACCTCTTTTCCCTTCAGATCGAGGACCTCTTTGAGGGGCTAGTCCCGACGTATTTCCACCACTTGCTTTCCTTGCTCTATCTCTAGCAGTATCTTTGGGGCGAGAATATGGATTTTTAGCAACATCTTTTACCATGTCAACTTTTTTCCCTGCTTCTTTGTACTTTTCTTTAGCACTTTTTTCGCCAGATAGTTTCAACCCACTACCGTGCTTTTTTCTATGTTCACGTGCTGCTGCTTGCTCCTCAGGGGTTGCCTTTTTAAACCTATCTTGTAAATTTTTTAGGTTTGCCTTATCATCGTGGTATTTTGGATGTTTAATTCCTGCTTTTTTCTTTGGATCTCCGTTTGCCATTGTTTTGCTTTTAGATGGTCTTCCGACCTGATTACCGTATGTACCTTTTCCTTGAGGCATAATTACTTGTTTATTTATTTATTTATTTATTTCTAACCCGAAATAAATTCACTTGTTGAGATAGTATATCTACCCGTCTTTGGATCTTTCTTAAATCCTTTTTCTTTTCTTATTCTATCTTGACGAGCCATTTGACCTGGGCTTAGAGTACCTGCAGCATAACCTTCTCTAAGTTCTCTATTTTTCTGCTTTCGAGTTCTACCCCATGTATTATAACCTTCAAGTTGCGTGTAATCTCTTTCTCCAGTCTTACCAGCATCTGAGCCAAATTGCGCTTCGTAATCTATATCCTTTTGTGCCTGCAGCTTATCTAGATCAGCACTCCACTTTTCGTAAACAGCAGGATCTTTACTTTCTGATACCCATTTAGGCACGCGCTGTTCGTACTTAAACGATCCATCAGGTTGCATTATTGGTGTTTCGCCGTATTTGTTAGGCTTAGCGGATTGAGCCCTCTCTTTAAGTTCTGCTGGAGAATAATTAATCCTAACCCCAGCTTGTTCAGACCTTTCTTTGTTCATTATTTTCGTATCTGCCCAAGGGTCCTTCTTCTTTGGTGAGACAAGGTCTACATCTGGCATATTTGTTTCTGAAGGATCTCTATTTTCACTAGCTACAAGTGCAGGATCTCTAAAGCGATTTGCCGATGCGTCAGCTTCAGCAACCTGTCGTTCTTGATAATCCTTCTCCATTCGCTTTTGATCCATTCTTTCACGTGTCTTCGCACCATAAGATCCACCATATTCCTCTTTAAGCTTAGCCTTCCTAGTTTTATGTTGCTCTAATTGCTTATCTCTCTTTAAATTATAATCTCTCTCTGCAATAGCATCTTGCTGGCGTTTGCTTAGTTTCTTACCCTCAGCAGCTCTTGTCTCAGCTTTATTAGCCCTCTTAGCAGCTTTCTCTCTTAGCTTCTTAATCTGCTTGTTAGTCTTACCTTTATATTGATTTTCTGAGATTAGTATATCACTTTTTTGTGAAACTCTACCTTCCTTTTCTCTTTGCTCCCGTCTCTTTTTTCTACTTCTGATGTTTAGTGGAGAGCTATGAACTGTTGGCGCTTTCTCGCCATTTCCAAATCCCGGTTGTTTATATCCCATAATATCTTATTATTTAGAATTTCTTCTAGTTCCTCTTGGTTTAGATTTATTCTTGACGAATTTACTTTTTCTCTGTTTAAGATCATCGTCCATTACAAGACCACCTTCAGTTTTTCTAACAACACCTTTAGGATCGCCGTACACTCGATGTGTATCAACATCTCTATAATGTTTAGGTCCCACTTGCTCTAAGTTTTGCCCAGCTATGTTTTTGTTAGCTTTCTTAAGATCTTTAACTTTTTTCTTAAATTCTCTTCTTTTCCTTCTTTTACCCCCGCCATCAGCTGGTGGAGTTGTTGATTTATCGAAGAAATTAAATGGTGATTGTTTATATGCCATAATTATTTAGGTCTATTAGATCCGAATCTTCTTCTCAAACCTTGTCTAAGTTTAGATCCTTCAGTTTTTCTAGCATGCTTATTATGATCGTCATAAATCTTTTTACCCTTCTTATCTAAATCTCTACGTCTAACAGGCTCTTCGTGCTGGTCGTCTAAGAACTTTTTATTAGCAGCTTTAGAGCTCTTAACATCTTTATGTATGTTAGCGGCTTTCTTAAACTTACCTTGTCTAAGAGCTTTATTTCTATCTTTCTTAAAAGCTTTAGTCTCCTCTTTAGATCCTGACTTTTCTTTACCAGTCCAATTCTTTTGATCCTCTGGATCCCCGTTCTTGTTTAATGGAGAGCTTTCAGTTCCTGCTCCGAAATTGAAAGGTGATTGCTTATATGCCATGACTTGTTTTTAATGTACTTCATTATAATCACATTGTTATAGAATTATTTACTAGTGTGACATTAGCCAGTTACTAGTTCCTTTATATAGGCTATTGTCATACTTTCCGTATTGCAAATATTGGAGTTGGGTGTTGCCCCCCTTCCCTACCTTGCCACCCCCTTTTCCAAAGTCAAATCTCTTTGCCCACCCCCACCCCATCAACGACAATACATATACCATTCTATATATATAACAATATTAATTATTCTATTATTTATTAATATTTATACAAACTAAT